CAATGACGACGGCCCTAAGTGGACTAACGCCTTCACCGCCGCAAATGCGAATGGCTACAGCCTGACCGCTCCGGGTGGTATCTCGAATATTGGGACGACTATTACTATGGCTCCCGGTGTTATCGTAAAAGGCATTGGTCAGGGTATCAGTGGTGTAATCCCTTCTTCTGACAAGAGTGGCTCTGTCATCATTGGACAGCTTCTCAGTGGTACGTTTCCTTCTGTCTGCTTCAAGCTTCAGAATGCGAATAGTACTGCACAAGTAAAAGGTCCTGAGCTTCATGATATGCAAATCCAGTGCGGTTTGTCTAGTTATGCCGTTCAGTACAACAGTATCGCCGGTGGTTTCACCGATGATAACACGACTCAGGCGTATATGTTCCGTCCTGTCATTGACCACGTTCTCTTCGGTGGCACGACTGTAGCGACTATCCAGATGTCGAAGTGTTTCGATGCCGCTATCGATGGCGTCGAAATCCAAGGCGGTGCCATCGGTATCGATCTTGAAGGCTGCGACGGTCCTCATATCGGTCGTAAAGAGATGGTTCGTATCGTCGGTACTACCGGTCATATGGTCCACCTCCAGACAAGAAGCACCTTCGGTAACTATAACTACGTCGATAACGTAGAATTCCTCCATCCTCAGGCCGGTGTCGGTGCTTATATCTGGAGTTCAGCCAGAAGTGCCTTCATCACGAAGAACTTCTTCGAGGGTGCTAACGCTATCGCTTGTGGTATCGATATCGAAACTGGTGCGCTCAACGTCACTATCAGTGACAATAACTTCACGGCGTCTCCGACTAACTGGCTCTGTGTCAATGAACAACTCTACACTCTTACTGTAACAGGTAACGGCGGTGCTGCAAGCCTCTCCGGTGGTGCATTGTTTAATGCCGGTGCTGGCTCTCGTTACTACGTCAACGGTACGACTGCGGCTATCATTACGCACTTCGGTAACGGAGGTGAAGGAGGGTTCCCATTCAACAGCACTTCGTCTCAAATTCTAGACTACAAAGTAGTCACGAATGCCTCTCCTAATGTCATCAATGCCATCGGTACTGGTGGTTATGCCAGTAGTGTCGTAGTAAAAGACGGTTCGTTCCAACTTCCTAATGCTGCTGGTGCAATCTACTTCGACCAATCCGTAGGTAGTCCTATCGTTGGTACTATCGATATGTGCGTCTTCGTCAAGAAGGCGACTGCTGGTAACTTCAAGGTAGACTTCTATGACGGTGGTGTCGGTGTCTCGACTAGCACGTTCGCCGCTACGACTGTCCCGAAGTGGTACTGTACATTAGGTCTTGTTCCTGCTACTGGTGCTACATTCCGTGCGTTTAATGACACAGCCGGTACTGCCTCTCTTTATCAGCTCCTAGTCAAGTATCAGTAATGAATCTAGGTTGGGTATACGTTCAAGCCACTGGGATTCTTTCCCATGGCGGTGAACCCGTAGGTAAAGGCTACGCCGGTCATGGACAAGGGTTGAATAATCCTAAACTCCAGATGGTTCATAATCTAGGACCTATACCGAAAGGTGTCTGGGAAATCGGTATCTGGTTCGACGATCATCATCTAGGTGTCTGCGTCGCCGCTCTTCGTCCGACAGATCAAGACACTTTTGGTCGTGGTGGATTCTTTATCCACGGAGATAATTTTAAAATGAATCAAACTGCATCAGATGGTTGTATCATTCTGTCTCGACAATTACGTGAAGCTATTAAGAATTCTAAAGAAACTCAGATCGAGGTATCGTGATGCCATCTGTATCTAGCAAACAAGAGAAATTCATGAGAGCAGTAGCTCACAGTAAAGAGTTTGCCAAAAAAGCTGGTATTCCTCAGTCTGTTGGTAAAGATTTTAACAAAGCCGATAAGGCTAAGAAAAAGAAGCATGAAAGGATGTACAAGTAATGGGCTTCCTTATGCCAAAGGCTCCAACACCTACGATGGCTCCATTGCCACCTCCGGCTGCCCATGCTGCCACATTAGGCTCTATGTCTGTCCAGCAGTCAGGTGGTACCGCTAAAAATACCGCTGCTGCCGCTGAAGGCATGGGTGCATCAGATACAATTAAGACTTCAGCCCAAGGCCTTGAAGCCCCTAAGACCGCTAAAACTTCCCTGTTGGGGGGTTAATGGCTAAGGATTTCAATAAGGCTCATTATGAAAAAGCCAGTCCATCGTTACTATCTATGGAGACTTCTGAAGTATCTCCTCCAGATATCGACCCTAAATGGCAGCCGCTCCGTAGCTCTTTGGAGACCCGATTGGTATCTCTTAGGAACTGGAGACAATCTTGGTGGACACAAAACTGGGCCGACATAGCTCAGTTCCTTCTGCCACGTAGAAGTATTTGGCTGACCCAGAGTACTGGTGGCATGCCTACTCCAAATAACATGACCCGTGGTCGTGAACTTAACGGTAGTATCGCCGACCCTACTGGTACGTACGCCCTTCGTATTTGCTCGTCTGGACTTATGTCTGGTCTTGCCTCGCCTAGCCGTCCATGGTTCAAGATCATTCCGGGTATTAAGAAGCTAGTCTTAGACTCAGAAGCCCGTCAGTGGCTCGATGAGACCGAAGACCGGATGTATAACGTCATTGCTGGCAGTAACTTCTATAATGCCTTTGCCGTCGAGTGTGAAGACATCTCTGCCTTTGGCACTGCTCCTAACATTATTTACGAAGATGATAAGGATATCATCAGGTGCTACAATCCTACTGTTGGCGAGTACTTCCTAAGCAATAGCTCTACTGGGCGTGTCGATGGTCTGTATCGATTATTCGTCATGACCGTATCTCAAATGGTTGGCTTCTTTGGTGTCGATAAGTGTCCAGTTGATATTCAGAAGCTCTGGGCCGAAAAGGGTAATAATTTAGAAGTCGAACGTATGGTTGCCCATGCGATTGAGCCTAACTTTGAAGTCACAGGCTTTGGAAAGATTCCGGGTAACTTCGCTTGGAGAGAAGCGTATTGGGTCTTTGGCAGCAATGCCGGATCTCCATTGTCTCTTCGTGGTTTCGTAGACCAGCCATTTACTGCTTCTCGTTGGTCGACTCAGAGCAATGATGCGTATGGCCGTTCTGTCGGTATGGACGTCCTCCCGGACATCATGCAGCTACAGGTCATGACTCGTCGTCTAGCCGAGGCTGTTGAGAAGCTTGTCCGTCCACCACTGATCGGTTCTATGGAGCTTAAGAATAAGCCAAGTAGTACCCTTCCGGGTAACCTTACTTACGTCTCAGATGTAAGGAATGGCGGTATCCGTCCGATTTATCAGGTCAACCCTGAAATTGCTGCGATGTCGCAGAATATCCAGATTATTGAACAAAGGATTCAGAAGGGCTTCTTCAACGACCTCTTCTTGATGCTAGAGAACTCAGCTAATACTCCTGAGCGTATGACGGCATATGAAGTAGCTCAGAAACTACAAGAGAAGTTACAAGTCCTTGGTCCGGTTATTGAAAGTCTTATTGCTGAGTCACTGAAGCCTAAGCTTAAGAGGATCTATAGTATCCTTAAGCGTAAGGGTCTCATTGACGAGCCCCCAGACAGCCTTAAGGGCGTTCCACTAGACGTCGAGTTCGTCTCGATGCTTGCACTGGCTCAAAAGGGTGCCGCTACTGGTGGTATTGAACGTCTGATCCAAATCGTAGGCGCTATGGCTCCTCTGGTACCAACTGCAATGGATAACATTGATACCGATGCCGTTGTCCGTGAATATAATGAATTACTAGGTAATCCTCAGAAGATCCTACGTGGAGAGGATGAAGTTGCAGGTATCAGGAATCAGAAGGCACAGCAGCAGCAGCAAGAGATGCAGATGCAGCGTACAGAGCGTATGGCTCAGGCCGCTGGGGCTGCGGCACCAGCAGGTAAGGTTCTATCTGGGATTGATACTGGCGGTGGACAAGATGTCCTTGCTCAATTAATGGGTGGCTCTTAATAACTTGACATGTACTGTTAAGTGTGTTATAATACTGAATAAACAACAAGGAGAACAATGACTTTATTTATTACAGAAGCAGAAATGCTTGATCGCTATATTGATGGCCTCAAGAAGTCTGCAAGCAGAGCCGGAGAGTTTCTCTTGGTTACAGGAAATAAGAAGTTAAATCTTTTCGTAGACTTTATTGATGGACTAAAGGTAGCCGCAGGTTCGGCTCACCAGTTGGCCCACTCTCAGATGAACCCTAAGTGGCTCGATATCCGAGACATTTTAGAAGGCATCGTAACACTATCCCACGGAATTACTAATTTCTCTGATGAACAAGCTGGTCCTATCTGGATCAAGATCAAAGAGAACCTAGATACAATGGCTGACACTGGTCGGACTATTGCTACTAGTAAGGCTATGGTTTGGAGCGATATTACCGCTAACCTTGACCAACGTGCTAAGAATGCTGCTGTCTTAGGCAAGACCGATGGCTGATTCGGTTCTAGAGAACCAATTATCTGAACAAGCTGAAGAGGCATATGATACTTCAGATAAAGAGCAAGTCAATAAAGCTCGTAAGAAGTATGCCCGAAAAAGGGCAGATCGCCTTAAGTTCATTCAGGCAGCGATGCAACACCCAGAAGGTCGGGGATGGTTCTACGATATCCTGACGTTTTGTAAAGTCTTTCAGACCCCTTTTAAGGACGATCCTCACCGGACTGCCTTCTCATGCGGAGAACAGAACGTCGGACTCAGGATTATGGAAGATATCCAAATCGCTGCTCCCAAAGAATATCTTAATATGATTACGGAAAATAAAGGAAATATTAACTAATGGCTGACGAACCCGTCGCCCCAGTCCCAGTGACTCCAGTCGAAACTGTTGCCCAAGAAGCTCCAATCTCCGTTGTAACGCCTACAGAAGCCCCTACACCGGCTCCTGATCCAGTGGGTACGGTAGTACCAGATAGTCCGGCTCCCGCTCCAGAAGCCCCCGCACCGGCCCCTGCGCCGAGTATGCTAGGTGAGGCTCTTGAGACCCCGGAAGTAAAAGAATCAGCCAAGGCTTCTAAGGATGGTGAAACACCTCCAGAAGCTGAAGCTCCTAAAGACGAAGGGGGCCAGTCCGTTGAACCGGCTCCGCCTCCAAAGTACGACGCATTTGTTTTCCCAGAGGGCGTATCCCTTGATGAAACTCGCGTCGGTGAGTTGACTAATCTTTTGTCAGCATTAGAACTTGAGGGTAAGGCAGATCATGCCAAGCTCCAAGAAACTGGTCAGAAACTAGTCGACTTGTATATCAGCGAATCAAAAGCTGCGGTAGAAAAGCTAACTGAGCATTACAACAATGCTTGGGAACAGCAGAAGACCGATTGGCGTGAAGCGACGACTAAGGACCCTGAATTTGGGGGTAATCGTCTACAAACGACACTCGATGCCGCTAGTACTTTTATTCGTACTCACGGAGGCACTAAAGAACAGCAGGCTGAACTACGTTCATTGATGGACAGTTCGGGTCTGGGGAACAATCTAGCAGTTATTAGACTATTCGCTACGGCGGGTAAGAACATGTCTGAAGGCCGTCCTCTCGCTGCTCCTAAGCCTGTATCACAACCGAAATCAAAAGTCAAAGCCTTATATGGCTAAGACAATAAGGACATAACATGGTTTTTACACAAAACGTATTTCCCAATCTAGTTGATTGGGCACGTAGGGCCGACCCGGATGGTTCGATTGCTATCGTTGCTGAGCTGCTATCGCAGTGCAATGAAGTAATGAAGGACATGATCTGGCAGGAAGGCAATCTACCTCTTGGTCACAAAGTCACTGTCCGTACCGGCCTACCTCAGGGTACATGGCGCGCAGCTAATCAGGGCGTACAGGCCAGCAAGTCACTAACTGCTCAGTTCCAGTTCTCCGTTGGTCAGCTTCAGGCATACTCAATTGTCGACAAGACTCTTGCGAACCTGAATGGCAATGTAGCCAAGTTCCGTTATTCGGAAGACATGGCCCACATTGAAGGTCTATCCCAGCAGGTCGCTTCCGCTCTGTTCTATTCGAACGAAGCCACGAACCCGACTCAGTTCACTGGTCTAGCTCCTCTGTACAACACTGTTAATACCTCGACTGCCAAGAACGCCGTAAACGTCCTTGACGCTGGTGGTACCGGTTCGAACAATCTGTCGATCTGGCTAGTTGGCTGGGGCGACCATACTTGCTTCGGCATCTTCCCGAAGGGTTCGCAGGCTGGTCTAGTGTACGAAGACAAGGGCGACATCGTTCCCCAGTATGATGGTAACGGTAATCGTTTCGAAGCCTATACTTCTCTGTTCCAGTTCAATGTTGGTCTATGTGTTAAGGACTGGCGTTATAACGTCCGTATCGCTAACGTAGATACGACCACTGCTGGCCTACAGGGTTCTACTCCTCCTGACCTGTTTGCGATCATGAGCCGTGCGGTAGTTCGTCTACCTACTGCTTCTCGTCGTCTAACTGGCATCACCGAGAGCGATGCTCCAGATGATCCAGTGCCCGGTATTCTCCCTGCTTGGTACGTAAACCGTACTGGTCGTGAGTACATGGACATTCAGGCGATTCGTGACCGTAACGTCCTGCTATCCAGCAAGGACTATGCCGGTGACCCCGTCCTGATGTTCCGTGATGTACCAATCCGCGTGGTTGATGCTCTGACGAACTCAGAAGCCCGTATCGTTTAAGGTTTCTGGAAAGGAAATCATATGTTTTTAGACCAATCTCTATCGTTTAATACCACTGTTGGCGTTGCCCAGACTGTTACCACGACTGCCGATTCATCGGTAATCGTTGATATCACTGGCGCTGGTGTAGGCACTCTGCCCCAGATCATTAATGGCTTCCCAGCAACTAATACTGCCGTTGGCGAAGACTATGGTGCCGGTGACGGACTTGCTATCCCGCATGTCCTTCTAACTGTACCTACTGCTGGTACTGGTGCTGGTACTGTAACCATCACCGTCAAGACTGCTCCTGACAGCGGCACTGGCACTGAGGGCTCGTACACGACCCTTGTTTCCACTGTTGCCCTTGTTGGTACTGCTCTAGTTGCTGGCACTGTAATCGACATTCCGCTACCTTCGCTGAATTCGAATACTGTCCTACCTCGCTTCTACAAGCTTACCTATACCGTTGCGTCGACCTTCTCAGCTCCGTTTATCGCAGAACTTGCGGTCAACCCGGCTCAGATTGCCACCTTCGGCAAGTACGCCAATAACTACATCGTAGTGTAATGTGTCCTGACGGGGTGGTCTTCGGGCCACCCCTGATGGGTTTAAAAGGAATCAATTAATTCTATGACTACTGAAAAATTTGAACGTCCAGAACGCCCTGCTTATCGAGTTCTAGACGTAGCTGGTTTTTATGGCGATGACGATACTCTCCACGTTGAGAATTCTGAAATCTACTTCGATGGTGATCCGTGTATCGAAATGGAGCCTCTTAATGAGTCTGCTCGGGTTAAAATGAGCGAACTTCTAGAGAAGCTTGATAATGAAGGTCGTAAGGCTGCTGAAAAAGCCGGTCGTCCATATGTTGGCCGTCCTCGCACCCTAGACGGCGCACTAGAACTTGCCTCTGCAATCCAACGCCAAGAAATGGCTGTTATGGGTGCCGAGAAGCACAAAGAATCAATCTCACCTGTATTACGTGATGACATCCCGTTGCTTGGTCAAGCCGAGAAGCGTGGACGCGGTCGTCCTAAGAAATTCGGTTAATATATGGTAAGCCCTAATCTTATTGATGTTATGAAAGTCAGTGGTGGAACTATGAAGAAGAAAGTAATTAAAGCTGCCAAGGCCGATAAGAAGGTTAAGGCGCTTACTGAAACAGAAGAAAAGAAATCTCGCTCAGCTAAAGAGATTCGTAGCAAATTGTATGGTAAGGAATAATAATGGCTAAACATTCAAAGTTGTACGACAAGTCCCCTAAGCTTGAGCGTAATGAAGACGGCGACGTTGCTGTGAATAAAGGTGGAGACAAAGCCGCTGCCGGTGCAGATGGTTCTTCCGCCGAAGACGACGGTGAAGTAAAGAACAGTCCTCAGGAAGACGAACGCAGTTCGATGCATAAGCGTCATCAGGAAGAACAAAAGGGAATGCACTCTCGTCATGAAAAAGACATGAAAGAAATGCACTCTCGTCACGCTGGGTCGGACAAGACTGGCGAAGATCTTATCGGTAAAACTGAAAATAATTCAAAGGAATAACCAATGGTAGATACTGTTGTCATTAAATCACTAATTCCCCGTTCTAATATCAATCTTACTACTGGTCAAGTCTCCCCTCTTGTAAGTGACTTGTATACGATGATGGGCACTGTTACGTTGAATGGTGTTACCCCGGTAACTGTTGCTAATGCCGCAATCACCGCTAACTCCGTTATTGCAGTAACTTTGAAGACCGTTGGTGGTACTGTTGGTGCTGCTCCTGTTGTAGATACAATTACCGCTGGTACGGGCTTTACAATCAAGGGCACTGCTTCGGATACCTCTGTATATAACTATCGTGTATTTGCCTAATGCAAAAGATCCCAGCTATGGTTGACATGGCTATGGATGATGACGAGAAGGCGGAGGCTATGTCTCCGTCCCTCGGCACTCCTAAGTACCCATTCGGCCTGTCTATTTCTCTATGTGAGAAAGAGCTAGAAAAGATCGGTGTTGACGAGAATGACCTAGAAATAGGTGACATGCTTCATCTTCACGCCCTTGCTAAGGTTACTTCGGTATCTTCTCAGGATCTAGAGTCCGGTTCACACTGTCGTGTAGAACTCCAGATTTGCTATATGTCTGGTGAAGACGAAGAAGAAGAGAACGAAGAGAACGAAGAAGCAGAAGACAATATCGTCGGCGCTGAGTATCCTAAGGATGGAGCAAAGAAGCTCAATACTCGGAATAATCCGGGCCGTCCAGATAGAATGAGCCGCCTGTATAAAATCGGCGCGAAGTAATGCTCCCTAATCCTGCTTTAAATGGACTAGTGAAGCCCTATGTAACAATGGTCTGTAATGGGCCTAGTGATACATTAGGGACAAGCCTTGTTCCACTTACAGCAGGTGGTTTGAGTATCTCGTCACAAGTCATGACAAACTCAACTAATTCAACAGAAGTTAAGTCTTCTGGTGGTCAAATCTATGGTCTTGAAATCTTTAATAACTCTACAAGTATAGGTTATCTGAAGATCTATGACACAGCTACTGCTCCTACTCCCGGTGCAGGTACCCCTATGGTCCGTCTTATGGTCCCAGCAGGTGCCTCAGGAGCAGGTGTTGCCCGTAGTTATGAAAATGGTTTGATATTCGCAAATGGTATTGGGTATTGTTTTACAGGGGGTATTGCGGATAATGATACTACTTCTGTCAGTGCCTCTGAATTCATCGTCAATATCTATTATAAATAAGGACTGCTATGCCAAAAAGTACTGCTACTTGTAACTCCATCTTAGCCTTAGTCTTTAACGCGACGAACTGGGCTAACATTGCGGATAATACTGCTACGTCACCTAATACTAGTCTATATCTATCGCTACATACTGCTAATCCCGGTGTTGGCAATAACCAGACTACTAATGAAACAGCTTATACAAACTATGTCCGTCTTGCTGTAGTCAGAACTACTTCCGGCTGGGCTATTCCCTCTTCTGGTTCTACGTCTAACGCTGCCCTAGCACAGTTCGCACAATGCGGCGCTACCGGCGCGACTATTACTTACGTAGCTATCGGAACAGCTTCAAGTGGTGCAGGCACAGTTCTTTATGAAGGTGCATTGAGTTCTCCACTTACCGTAGCTAATTTGATTCAACCTCAGTTTGCAATTGGTCAGCTTACTGTCACGGAGACGTAATGTTAAATTGTTCTATCTGTGGTGCCCCTGTGTCTCAAGATGACAAAGGGAATGTCATACTTAATTGTAGCCATGTTGGTAAACCAGTAACTGCTTCTATGTCTGCCGAAGCCTTTGGCTTTTCAACGATGAATAATGAAGAAGTGCCTGTCGGATCAGATAAGTAATGGCTATAAGTAATATCAGTGATATGGTGACTGCCGAGAATAACGGCCAGTCATGGCAGGCTACTTGGCGTAAGGCCCCTACTCAAACAACTGGAGCAAATATCTGGTTTGATCTGAGTATGTCTCCGGGTAATCCTGTTCCTAATTATTATATCGGCACTCCTAATACTTATACACCACAAGCTTATTCTTTATCGTATGGCCTTCCTGTCGGTATGAATGTCTCACCAAGTACAAAATTACTGAAACAACTTAGTATTCTTAATACAACTGCTGCTGCAATCCCTTCCTTCTTTGTCTTATATGACATGGTGGGGTTCTATCCATTCTTAGATGAAAGCACTGGCGGTGTTCAACCAATGACTCAGACGACTCCTCCGTCTCGTTGGTATGCATCTAGTACAGCTACGTTTGGTTCTGAAATACTGACTCAAGTTCCTGTATCAGGCACGACTGGTTTTACTGCTATTGCTAACTGTTCATTATCAAATCCCGGTAATGCTATTACTATGACAGCTTCGGCTGCCGCTGCGTGGGCCGGACAAACCAGTGTCGCAGTAACTGTAGGTCAGATGTATCGTTGTGAATTCAATATCTCTTCAATGTCCTCTGCATCAGGAAGTCTTCAAGTAAACGTCGCTTCTTCTAATACAGCCGGTGCGAGTGATATGTTCTCATTCACATACGGCAATACAGCTAATATTAATCAGAACTTTCTAGGCGTTACTCGATCATTTTCTTTCATTGCTAAGTCAAGTACAGTGAGCTTTCAGTTCGGGCTTACAGGTAATAGCAATGGTGATACAGTTACTCTTACTTCTTTGTCTCTGCAATCTACTACTTCTACAGTATCCCCGAGTCTGAATAAAGGACTCCAGTTGATGCCAGTAGTAGTCGCGGCCCATTCAGGTACTCCGGTGTATTTCGTACAGTATACGAATCAAGATGGGGTTCCTAATCGTTGGACGACTCAGGTGATTGCTTCGACTCAGGTTGTAAACGGGACAGTAATGATTCCTAATGCAACAGCGAATCTTCAGTCGTCTCCTTTTCTACAGCTTCAAACCGGTGATACCGGAGTAAGATCGATGGATGGGATTCTTTTCACCACTGTTGATGTTGGCCTTATTTCTATGGCTCTTGTTTATCCGACAGCAAGTTTTCAACTCAGGACTATTGATGCTCCTGTTGAAAAAGTATTCTTTATGGATGCTGGTGGCTCTGTCCCTGTAATCCAAGATGATGCATATCTTAATTTAGTTTGTCTACCGAACGGTAACCTATCTGGTTCTGTCTTTCACGGTATGATTCAATCAGTGTGGGGTTAAATGGCAATTCAAAGTATGGACCAAATGATTTCCGCGATGTCTGCTGGACAACGCTGGAGAGCCGATTGGAATAAGAACGCACTTCCTACGACTGCTCAGGCTGCTGGTCAGTGGTACGATCTCTTCGGTGGTGCTGGTAATCCCGGTGCTGCTACGATTTACGGTACCGGTACGAATCTAGTGATGCAGTCGATGTTTGACTACTCACCAACGACTGGTGCAGGTATTCTGCATGGCGGTGACGTCTCCCCGAGTGTGAAGCAGATACTTAATGCCTCAGTTTATTCAGCCGCTGTAACGACTGCTCCGGCTGTACTTATGCTTGTAGACGTTCTTGCGTATGTTCCTATTACGACTACGACTACTACTACCCTTCAGACGATTATCTCATCTAATACCTTTACTGCATCATCAAGTACTGGTCTATTGTTGACTTATACGAACGACTTTGGCGGTGCTGGTGGTCCAATTTGGGCGTGTCAGTTCACAACTACTACGACTCTTCCTACTGGATTATCATTAAATACGACTTACTATGCAGTCCGTCAATCTGCTACGACTGCTAAGGTGTCTACTACTTATGCGAATGCTAAGGCTGGTACGTTCATTGCGTTTACAGATGCTGGTACTGGTACCCATACTATGACTCTGCGTCCCCCTCGGTACACAAATGGTGCTGGTGTACAAGCCTTTTTAGTCCCTTCAACCGTGATGGGTGCTGCTACCCCGAACTTGACGTTGACGTATACGAACGCGACGACTTCAGGTAACGCCGGTACTGCGTCTCGTGCGACTCCGTCTGCTCCTGCGCTACCTATTGGTAACACCGCTGCTCCTGTAGGCAGTATTGCGTATGCTGGTACTGGTTCTGGTAAGTTTGGCCCTTTTATGCCTCTTCAGGCTGGTGACCAAGGCGTCCAGACTCCTACTGGTGTCACGATCTCGACATCATACATCTCTGGTGTACTTAATCTAGTTCTAGTAAAACCCCTATTGACTATCCCAATCACTACTGTTGGTGTCGCTGGTGAACGTGACCTACTGAATCAACTCCCTTCCGCGCCTGTTGTTCAGGATGGTGCATGCCTTTCATGGTTGATCTATGCTGGTGCCGCTACTCCTGTGAACTCTGCCTTCTTCGGGTCCTTAGAATTCGTCTGGGGTTAATATGCTACTAGGTAACTATTCTGTACTGAATAAACTTCCTAGTCTATTTTTAGCCGGTTCTACGACTTCTGTTGAACCACAAGTCCGCAGTACGTTTAATAAAAGCGGGGCAAATAGAAACTTTCTTTACCAAGACGGATCAACTACTGCCAGAAAGCTTACTTCTATCCCTTCTGGTCAGTATACGCCGAATGCTTATATGTATCCAGAAGTCTCTGGAGATATGTCAAGCAGGAGTTATTTGACTGGTACTGGCAATATTACACCATTCCGTCTAGCGGGTGGACTTAACGCAGTTGCCCCTTTGACTGGTTCTGGTGATCTAACCGCATCGATTTTAGCAAAAGCTAATATTATTTCTGGACTTGTTGGATCAGGTGATCTGACTGCCGCTGCTAAGGCTATTGCCTCACTAGCTGCTGCTCTGTCAGGGTCTGGGGCTGTTACCGCTAATATGGGTCTCGTGACGAGTATCGTTGCAGCCTTGTCTGGTTCTGGTGATATTACAACTGCTTCTGCGGCTCTTCTAGTCAGTGTAGTAGCTAACCTTACTGGCACTAGCTCAGTGGGTTCTAGTATCAATGCTACAATGGCTGCCAGTAGTTCCTTATCTGGTTCTGGTACCCTGTTGGCAGTTGTCAGTGGACAATTTGCAATAGCTTCTAATCTAGCCGGTTCAGGTGACCTTCAAGGGGCTATCAAGGCTCTTGGTAATGCAGCAGTAATCCTACTAGGCTCCGGCACTGTCTCTGGAACACCTAATGCTTATGGAAGAATGTCTGCTGGTATTACTGTCACTGGCGATCTGCTAACTACTGCAAACGTAGGCCCTGCTGTCTGGGATTTCATCGATGCCATCGAGAATGGCTTAAGTCCACGGGAAGCTTTGAGACTATTATCTTCGGCTCTTGCCGGTAAGGTCTCTGGTGGTGGCTCTAGCACGATTACCTTCAAGAATGCTGTGGCGGATACTAAGAATCGTATCGTAGCTACAGTGGATTCAAACGGTAACAGGACTGCTATCACGACAGATGTGACATGACCTATTTTTCTCGGAACTACTTTAATCCGGGGTTCTATACTCCTCAGTACTTTACTTGGGGTAGTATCCTCCCCGCTATCTATAACCAAGGTCTATTACTACTAGGGATAGGTTAATAAATGGCCGACCAACTTAATATTGCCAACCGAGCTCTTATGGCTGTTGGTGCCCGTGGTCAAATTTCCTCCCTGAACCCCTCAGACGGGTCTGTAGAGGGAGATCACATCAGTACCCTATGGCAGTCCACGTTTGAACAACTGGCCCGTACAGCCCACTGGAACTGCTTAGGAAGCCAAGTAACGCTGCCCCTTCTAGCTGCTGCCATGGGTACCCCTGAGAACCCGGACGGATTGACTCTTCCAGTTCCTCCGACCCCTTGGCTGTATGCATACTCGTATCCTTCTGACTGCCTAGACGTCAGATACATCGTACCTTCTTATCCTGCAAGTACTGGTCTAAGCACTCCTGCTTTCCCGGTTAATGTTGCAGCAGCCTCTTGGTTACCTACTGGTGGTCAAATCCCCTTTAAGGTCCAAAAGGTTACCCTCGCTCCAGCCACAACGCTGTTGTCGATCTTGACTAACCAGCAACTTGCTCAGGCGGTATATACCGTCAATGATTCTAACCCTGCGGGTTGGGACAGCTTGTTTCAGGAAGCCATGGTTGCAACGCTTGGGGCTTTTCTTGTACCTGCGCTGTCCCTCGACATTCCTCTTATGGATCGTTGTGTCAAGCAGGCCGAGATGGCTATTGCTCAGGCAAGAATTCGTGATGGTAATGAAGGCGTGACTAATATGGATCACTCCCCAGACTGGATGCAGGCTAGGTATGGTGGTCAAGGGTATAATCTAGGATTTGGGTACGGTAACGGATTTAATTCTGGTGCTGGTTATAGTATGTCTTGGCCGGGTGGTGGTGGTTCGTTTGGAGATTAATAATGGGAAGTAACATCACCGTCCAGAATGCCCTTAATGCAGGTGAGCTGACCCCTAGTTTATTTGGACGCACAGATCTTGATAAGTACGCCCTAGGGTGTTCTACAATGAGGAACTTCTTCGCTAGTTATAAAGGCGGAGCAAACTCTCGCGCAGGACTAGCTTATGTCGGTATGTGCAAGCAGCAGTACCCTACTCCTCCTAGAGACATCCCATTCCAGTTCTCACTGAATCAAGGCTACGTTCTTGAATTTGGTCAAAGCTATATGCGTGTCAAGTTTCAGGGAGCGTATGTAACTGAAGCAAGTAAGTCGGCTTCTGTAAACAGTGTAGGCACATTCGCAGTAACTGGCCACGGTTACTCAGTCGGTGACTGGGTCTATGACTTTGGTAATACTGGGTTTTCAGGGCTGACTTGGATCGTTTCATCAACTCCAACTGTAGACACATTTACAGTTACAAATCTATTTGGCACTGCTATTACAACTAGTACTGTATCTTCTGGTGGAACAGTTGCCCGTATCTATACTGCCGTGGCCCCTTATGCCGCAGTAGACCTACCTTATCTTAAGTTTACTCAAAGTGCTGACGTAATGACACTCACTTGTGTCAACACGAGTACTCAGACTGAATATTCTCCTTACAGTCTTACTCGCGTTTCAAATACAAATTGGGTCTTTACTGCTGATACTTTTTCTACAGTAATGGCTGCCCCTACTTCTCTTAGCATTATTGCTCAAGCAAGCAGTGTTGTATCGACTTGGTATTCTTATGTAGTCACGGCTGTTAATGCCTTAGGCGAAGAGAGTAACCCAAGCACTCCTGCTAGTATTCAGAATGTTGACATAGCGTTGATAGCTGGTTCGAATAGTCTGACTTGGCGTCAATCTGCTAATGCAGTATCTTATAATGTTTATGCAACATCTCCGTCTTATAGTGCTAGCGTTCCTGTCTCATCTCTATATGGATTCATTGGAACAGCCCTTGGAACTGCTTTTACAGATACAAACATAACCCCTGACTTTACAAAGGTTCCTCCACAACATTCGGACCCATTTGCTCGTGGTATCATTAATAGCGTATCTATTACAGCAGTAGGCAGCGGAAATTATAGTCAGAGTACTGTTGGGTATTCTGTCACAACTAGTACTGGTACAGGATTCACTGGAACCCCAGTAGTGACTAATGGGACTGTATCAGGATTCATTGTTACTAATCCGGGAAAGAACTACGTTCCTGCGGATACGATTGCATTCACTGACTCCGGCGGTGGTCTTTCTACAGGTACCGTTACATTCAGTGCTAACCCTGCTGATACAAATGTAGTGAAGTTCAATGGAATATCCCTTAACTTCAGTAATAGTATTGTATTTCCAGTGACATCAGGGTTTGTGTATACTCACCTTGAAAGCACTCTTGCACTTACTTTACAGACATTAGCAAATACGCTTAATGCATCTCCACTTCTGAGTCTGTCTGTAGCTACTTATACAAGTACTGCAACTACGCTTGTTGTGACTTATCGTCAACCCGGTACAGTAGGTAATGCCTATACGCTTAATGCGGCTACAGCCCCGTGCACAGTCTCAGGAGCAACGCTGACTGGTGGCGGTACTGCTGGTACTGGTGCAACTGGAACCTTGAATGTCGGACCACTTAGTAAGACGTATCCAAGTGTTGCTGCGTACTTTCAACAACGAAGAGTATACGGGAACTCATTGAATAATCCTGATACTTACTGGATGTCACAACCCGGTAGGTATAATAATATGGATTCAAGTATTCCTGTTACTGCTGCTGACTCAATTACAGGAACCCCGTGGGCTCAACAAGTCAATGGTATCCAGTTCTTAGTCCCAATGCCCGGTGGTCTTGTTGTACTAACTGGGAAGGGTGCTTGGCAGGTTAATGGAGGTTCTTCATCTGGTATTACTCCGAGTAATCAGACTGCTACTGCTCAGGCTTATAATGGCTGTAATGCCATTGTACCCCCACAGGTCATCAATTACGATATCCTTTATGTCCAAGCTAAGGGTTCAATTTGGCGTGACCTGAGTTATAACTTCTATACTAATATCTACACTGGTACAGATCTGACGACTCTTTCTAGCCATTTGTTTAATAACTTTCAATCGGTTCAGGCAACTTGGGCCGAAGAACCCTTTAAGATTCTATGGGTTGTCCGTAATGACGGTAAGCTTCTATCACTTACTTATCTTAAAGAACAGAATGTATTTGCGTGGGCTCGCCATGACACTAATGGTCTCTTTGTAGGTGTCTGCTCTGTAACTGAGCCGCCTGTTGATGCCGTGTATGTCATTACTCAAAGATATGTCCAAGGTGCTTGGAGATATTACTCAGAGCGTATGGATAACCGAAACTGGGATACTGTAGAAGATACCTTCTGTGTTGACGCTGGTCTGACATATAAGGGTAGTACTATAAATGCCATTCTTGATATTCCAAGTGCTACAGGTACTGACGTAATCTTTACTGCTAGTTCTGCTGTCTTTAACTCAGGAATGGTTGGTAGTGTAATTCGTGCCGGTGGTGGCAAGGCAACTATTACGTCTTATGTAGATAGTACTCATGTTCATTGCCAGATTCTGAATGCAATAACTGAGGTCACTCCTGATACAACTAGCCCCCGCCCTGTCCCAGTCGCAGCAAACACTTGGACGATTTCTGCGCCTATTACTGTTGTAACTGGTCTTAATCACTTAGAAGGTATGTCAGTTGCTATTCTTGCCGATGGGTCAGTCGTCCCTAATCAGACAGTACTGAATGGCAGTATCACACTGGATAACTCAGCATCTTTGATTGTAGTTGGCCTACCTTATATCTGTCAATTACAGACTATGTACATGGACTCGCCCCCTGTAGAAGGGAAGTCGATCCAGAACCGTCGTAAGCTAATCTCATCTGTTGGTATCCGTCTAGAAGCCTCCAGAGGCCTCCAGCTTGGTTCCGATCAAACCGATGCCAGTACCCAGCCTAATTACGCTGAGGTTGCATGGACCGATATGAACGAGATTAAAGAAAGGACAATGACGGCCCTTGCTGGCGATGCCGTACCGTTATACACCGGAGATTATTATAAGAATGTCTCTTCGGGTTGGGGTCCTAATGGTCAAATTGCTGTTCAGCAAACGTATCCCCTGCCTGCTAATGTCTTATCCGTAGTAGCTTACTGGACTCTAGGGGACGATTAATGTTTGAGATTAAGTACTCTGTCCTAGATGATGTAGAGAAGCTATCAGCAGACATGAGAGTTAAGGACCGACTAGAGGCTGAAGCCATTGGAATGGATGCAAAAAAAGCCTTGTATTTAACTTTCAAATATGGTATACTAAGGAAGAGTGCCTTCCTTGACGGGAAGATTGTAGCCATGTGGGGTATCTGTGGTACCCCCCTGAGCCTTGTAGGTCGTCCTTACTTAATTACTAGTAACGAAGTAAGTCAGATGAGCCCCTTGAAGTTTGCCCGTATCTACGGGAAAGAGGTCAAGGCTATGAGTAACTTATTCCCTGTATTAGAGAACTATGTTGATGCAAAGTACGACGAAGCCGTTCGGCTCCTTAAGATCGTAGGCTTTGAACTCACCCCCCAAAAGATCAATGGTAATGATTTTTATAGATATAGAATGGTAAACTAATGGGATTTGATCCAATTTCAATGGGCATGAAGGTTGTTGGCGGTGCCATTAATGCCTTTGGAGCTATCCAGCAGGGCGATTCTGCTGCCAAGGCTGCAAACTATAATGCTAATGTTGCGGGCTTTAATTCCCAGCAGGCAATACGTAACGCCGGGATGGAGTCTGAAGCGGGAAGTGCCAGAGCGGCTATGAAAAGCCGCGAGACCCGTGCAGACGTTGGATCAGAGATAGCTGGTGCTGCTGGTAGGGGTGTCAGTAGTAATACTGGTTCTGCTGCCGATGTTCAGGCTAGTTCGACTGAACTGGGCCACCTAGATGCCATTAATATCCGTAGCAGTGCTGCTAAAGCAGCCTATGGGTATCAAGTTCAAGCTAATGACTTCAGTAATGAAGCCGCCCTTGAAAGATACTCTGGCATTGTTGCCAAGAAGGAAAGCTATGTCAAGGCTGCAAGTTCTCTTATGAATTCGGCTTCTGACGCAAGTAGTCAGTACCACCAGTATAAGATGAATAAGGGGCTAGGCTCTAGTCACCCTAATACTGATTATGGGATAGATGAGTAATGCCTAGATCGTCAGATGATTACAACCCTAATAACACTGTAGCCCCTGAGGGAGCTCCTTCTGACTACATGAAGGTTCGTGCAACCCCTGAGCAAATGGGCGCAGGTATTGGCCGTGCAGTCGAAGGCTTTGGTAGTACTCTTCAAGAAGCCGAGAAGACTGGGTTCAACATCGGTCTACAGGAACAAGGTCTTGCCAATGAACATGAAGCTACTGCGGCTGAACTAGATCTTTCTGTCCGTGGCGGAGATCTGTACAATAAATTCAATAACTTAGAAGGACTAGATGCTAGTAACTCTAAGGATAAGTATGTTAAAGATTACTTGGCCCTGAACCAAGACATCGCCTCTAAGATGAGTAACCCGGCATCTCGTCGTGCATACGACACTATGGCTACACGCCGGATGTCATTCACGATCCAGAATATGAACTCTTATGCAAGTACTCAGCAGAAGAAGGCATATCGTGACGGTCGTGCTGCCAGCATGAACCAAAGTATTAATGATGCCAGTAATTTTATGGTTGCCAGTGATCCTAAGCAGTTTAACCACTCTCTTGGTGGGCTGATCTTTGATGTCAATACTCTTTATACCGCCCCTGACTATGGGAAGTATCAGACCGTACCAGCTAAGACTGGTAAGAACGGCCTTTTAGAGTTTGATACAAATACATCTGATGGTAAACTTGCCCAGTCTGACTATGATAATTATCTAGAAGAAGCTACTAGCAAGATCTTTAAGACTGCCGTGACTACGTTGTATAACGACCCTAAGAATGGTAGCATTGATAAGGCTATCACCTTTCTTGATAATAATAAGTCTAATATGACTCCGGCAACTTATGCCTCACTGAGCCATGAACTGTCGACACCTTATCGGATGTCTCAGACTAGGGCAGTTGCAGATCAGACTTATAGTAATGTTTACTCTGAGTACAAGGGCACCCTAGGCGCTCAAGTCACGGGTCAGCCGGATCTAAGCACCGCTGTAGGAAATATCTTCCCCGGAGCAAAGGTCACGAGTACTTTAAGATCTCCTGAAAAGAATGCTGCTGTAGGTGGCGCTGAAGGATCTTATCATCTTACTGGTAATGCAGTTGACTTCATTGCCCCAGAGGGGACTACAAAAGAACAGGTCCATGATGCCTTTACTCACATGGGGTACAACGTAGCTGAAGTCCTAGACAATTCTGATGCTCGCAAAGCTGGTGAAAAAGATCACTTTCACGTAGCTATTAAGGGTGGCCCGTCGGGTGACGAAACTCAGTATAGGAACTTCTCTGACTATGTCAATGCTAACTATGATAAAATTCTAGCCCGTGGAGACGAGGCTTCTCAACAAACTCATCCCGGAGACGTCACGTTTGCCCAGCAGGCTCGTCAGCAACTGACTCAACGTCTCAATACTGCTGTTATGGAGCAGAGCAGGAAGAACACCGTAGATAGTCATAATGTATACGACTTTATGAATAAAGGTAATATCACTAATATCTCTCAGTTCACTTCTGCTAGTACTCCCCCGGCTGTTCGTCAATCCTTTGAGGATCTTGTCAGCAATAACCCACAGGCGTATCCTGCTATAAGTCGTATCATTACTAGTAAGTCATTTAATAGACTATCTGGCTATGGCCCCGCTTTTTATCAGAACTTCCTTAAGCTTGCTTCTGGTGAGTTCAAGAATACATTTGACATTGGTACAGAAGAGAACCTTCGTGAAGATCTAGGTAAGAACTCTCCGCTGACTAACACCGGTTATGAAGCATTGGCAGCTACGTTGAAGAGGAATCAATCTCCTGATGGTTCATTAAATCCAGAAGGCGCTAACTTCCTTAAGGCTCAGGCGGCTTATTTAGCTGAACGTCACCAGCGTTACGTAGGTGCCAAGTCAGGCCAGTACGATGTCAATCCTAAGTTTGACGACTTCCTTGCTCAGGCTATTCCTAGCATTGAAGGCGCTGTGAGTAAGTATCAAAAAGAAGGCATGACCCTGAGCCAGATCGCTCATAAGATCTTTACCCCTAAGATTAATGGTAAGGACAATCCTGACTATATCCGTAGCAGTATTCAGCCCGATGATCCGATGTCACTGATTAAGCATCAGACATTTACCTTTGGTGGTACTAAGACTGCTCAGTATCAAACCCAGGACTCCCTTGAACAGGCATATGCTGATGGCAAGGTTGATCTAGCGACTGCTAAGACAATTGCCTCGAAGAATGGCTGGAAGCCCCGTCCGAAGCCTTCTGTCCCTCTTCCACAATAAGGTAGATATGTCTAATAATCCTGACGACATCTACGGCGCTTCCTCACATGATCCTAACGATATCTATGGGTCTGGTGGGGATACTGTACCGAAGCCTAATCCTTTCTCTGGTGACGTAGCAGACGCCTTCTTTCAGCACGACTCATTTGGCCGTATCCTGAATGCCTTTGGCACAGGATTTAAGCAGCAATGGGGTGCAGGGAGCTTCTCTGAAGGTGCGACGAAGGCAATTGCACGGAACCAATCCTTTGTAGAAGACCAGAAGGACTGGAGTAGTGTTCATAAGCAAGTCTCCAAGACGCTTAACACAGCCCTCCTGAGGCCTCTGTACGGCCTTGGTGCGACTGCACTGGATACGTTTAATGCCGGTATGGGTGGTGCCTTTGGTGCCGTTAAAGAGGCTAGTAATCAGCTTATGGAAGAGGCTGCCTCAAAAGAGCCCAGTCTTGTTCCGAAGTCCCTCCTAGGCGGTGCTGGTGAAGCACTAGGAGCAGTAGCCCCACAGACAAGTATTGACTACAGGAACCCTTATACAGGTGACATACAGGCTAGTACTTGGATGCTTCTTCCTGAAGGGGCAGCACTATTTAATGCTCCTCAGAAGCCCTTCATGGACCGTGCCACGCAGGCTCGTGCAATGGGTCATATCGGTGAAGGTGAAGAAGGGTTCTTTAATACCGTTCCACCAAATGCCGCTGAACTAGCAGAGCGTAAGACTGCCGCTGAAGAAGCTGGGCTTCCCCCTGCTGCACTAGTGATCCGTCCTCAGGAAGTCGACCCTGATCGTGTCGCTCGTATGATCGACCCGGATACATTCTCTGAACTAGATAGAATTAAGGATGTACAAGAGAACCTTCGGTTGTCTTTACAGAATGAAAGGGCGAAGCGTCAAGTAGCTCTTCAAGGTATGCCTGAGACTCATCCTAAGATGGTCAAGAGTGCCGAGGGTATCGCTGATCTTCAAGAGCGTATCCAAGGGGTTGACGAGCAGCTTCGGGATATGATCCCTGTTATTAATGAAGTTCGTGCTCGTGCCGATGAGTACATGAACTCAGAGTCTCCTGAAGGAGCGATGTTCCGTGACTTCATCCAGAGTAAGTTACTAGAAGCCGAGCTTCGTGAAGAAGCTGACCTAGCTGTTCAACATGCCGACTCATTGATGCCTAATAAGGACCCAATAAAGATTGCTGAAGAGCAACTCAAGGTCGTAGATAGGCAACACCAAGTAGCCGAAGATGGAGCACCAGACGTTGAAAGTACCGATGATACAGGTAAACCTAGCAAGCCTGCTACAGGCACTGCTGAGGAAGCTGCTAAGGTCCAACCCCAAGTAGCCGAAGCTGAATCTGCTTACGGCGTAAAAGCTCCTGAGTTCCAACAAGGGACTGGCCCAGCCCGTGTCCACGGACTATCTGCTGACATCGAGCGTCGTGCCGTTGAGTTTGGTTTAGTCGACTCCCTAGGCCGGTTGCCTGAGTATGACTCACTAGATCTAAAGGCTGAGGCCGACAAGGCAGTTGCCTTTAAGGACAAGGACTTCAATGAAGCCGTGCTTGTAGCCAGAGGCCTTGCTGAGGCTCCAGAAGATATCCATCCTTTAGCGGTCCTAGAGGCCGTGAGGCAGGAGGCCCAGAGGCGTGGTGACGTCGATCTTATCCTACAACTTGCTAATACTGAACTCAGGAAGAGGGTGACTCAAGCGGCTCAGGATCTTCGCATCCTTCAGGAACGGGACAGGCTTGACACAAGTGCCGTTGACCGTATCGAAGATGTCAATGCTTACAGAAAAGAAAAGAACCAGAAGGCTATTACAGAAGACGCCTTCAAGACCGGAGAGATTCTTAAAGGTTATATGGAAAAAGCTTCGTCAAGCATCGATGATGCAATATCGTTCATCCGTTCAATAGAGTGTGACTCGTAATGGCCTTTTGCGTCCCAAAGAAGTACACACGAGCCTTTGAGAAGGCGTTTCGCCCCGATCCCAAGACTCCGGGAGAGAAGGGCCCCCTTCACCCTGACCGTCTCCGTACAATGACTGCCGAAGCCCGTCGAGATGCGATCAAGAGAGAGATCGGTGTCGATGACGACTTTGCCCGTGAAGTCAACCTGAAGTACGAGAAGCAGCTTCTGCTGAAAGATCAGAAGAAGGCTATGACTAACTTCATTAATGATATGCAGGGGTTGAATAGTAAGGTCAAAAAGGATCTAGTCGATCAGGTCATGGGCCTACAGACTGCCATCTCTCCTAAGAATGTTAAAGCCTTCCTAGAGGACTTTACTGCCAAGAAGATTGGCGCTGAAGTGAGTCACGAAGAAGCAGTCAAGATGCTTGATCTTGCTAAGACAGCAGATAAAAGTAAGGAAGCATGGAAGGCTGATCTAGGCAATGAAGAGAAGCGTCAAGCCTTCGGTGTCGACCTAATCAGACTGAATGACTATACGAACTCTCTAAAAGATAACAACATGACAGGCTGGGACAAGGCTCTTAATGTCCTTAACCTTCCAAAGCATGCCGCTGCTACACTAGACTTATCTAGTACTCTTGTCCAGATGTCTAGTATGATTACTAGTAAGCGGTTCTGGGAAGGCTTCATAGAGCAATTCAAATACGCTTGGGATGAGGAGGCTTTTGAAAAGCTTCGTGGTGATATTATTACTCATCCGTATTACGAACTATCTCAGAAGGCCAAGCTTGGTCTTGGCAACATTTCTGACAAACTTAAGCCTAATGAAGAATATCTCCAGAGTTCTCTTCTGGAACAAGGTAATGAGTGGCTAAAGAAGCAATCTGGTGGGCTAGTTCCCAACGTGATCCGTGGTGCTGACCGTGCCTTTATTGGGTATGTCAACTATGTCCGCTTTAAGACCTTTACCGATCTAGTTGATGCTGGTAAGCTCATAGGCGAAGATATGTCAATGGGAAGTATTGCCGTTCGGGATATTGCCGAGAATGTCAATACCTTTACTGGCCGTGGTAACGTAGGGTTACATGATAACTTTGGTAACACTGTTCCGTTTATCAATCTCTTTACTTGGACAATTCGTAAAGTCTCAAGCACACTGACCCTTATGTCCCCTGTGCCCTTTATGAAGTCAAGTCCAACTGCTCGTGCCTTTGCTACCCGTCAACTCATGGGATATCTGACTGCAACGGCTACCCTTTATGGCTCAGCTAGAATGATGCTTGGTGCCGATGCTGTTCCTATTGACCCCAGTGATGCACACTTTGGCTGGATCAAGGTAGGTAAGACTTGGATGAATCCGCTGGGTGACCGTCCTACGTATGCCCGGTTGTGGTGGCGTCTGGCGACTGCTAGAACGATTAATGCCGCTGGTGTCGAATCTCAGTATGGTCGTAGTTTTGCTGACATGGCGATGGGAAATCATCCGACAATTACAGACAAGAACACTACTCGTGCTGGACTCTTAGGTCGTTTCTCACGAGCCAAGCTGAATCCAACTTTTTCAATCCTAATCGATGCTCTGTCAGAAAAAGACTTTATGGGAGAGGATGTAGGTTGGGACGTAGCGACTCTTAAGCGTCAATCAGAAAGCCGACTACTTCCTATGGGAATGAGCTCATTCTATGACGTTGTCCAGAACGACCCAAATAATACCGTAGGTCAAGTTCTTGCCATGGGATCTATCTTTGGTTCGTCTGTCTACGTCGATACACCAAAAAGTAAAGCTGGGCTGACCGCTTGGGGTGATTCATTAGCAGACGCTTATAATGACAAAAGCATTGATGTAATTAATAAGAAGCTTCTTGATATTAACGAGAGTATGAAGTTTCCCCCTAAAACAATTAACAAGGTGCCTCTTACTGATAAGCAGTATCATGACTACATCGTAGTATTTGGTCAGGCTGCGAAGCAACAACTCTCTGAAGTCATTGAGTCTGGTGAGTGGGACAGTAGTACTGACGAAGAAAAGAAAGAGGGCTGGAAGAACGCACTGAAGATTGCCCGTAAGATGGCAAGTGTCTCGATGATGCTTAACTCTCAGGATGACAACGACGGTGAGAGTAATCCTATCTTTGACCAGATGCAGCCTTCAGATTCGGAGGCTGGTGAAAGAGGGAATGTAGCCCGTCTAGAAAAGAAGGGTAATCAGACACTAAAGAATAGTGTTCCTACGGAAGACCTTGAGAAGCAGTGGCATAAGATGCTCCTTCAGAACTATGACTTTGGGAAGCTAGTAGATACTAATCCTATCGCATACCTTGGGTACCAAGCGTTAGCAAAGATGCCGGGTGGTATTGCTAATAATATTCGTGAAACTACTCTTGAGACTAACTATATGGGATCGACTTATCCTGAAGGTGGCCCTGTTCAGAAAGAAGCATTCAATAATGAAGCGTCTTGGAAGACTGAACTAGAGTCTTTGAAGAAAGCCGGTCTTGATCCAAAGTCTGCTATGGGTAAGATTGTGATGGGTCCTCAGTTCTTCAGGGATGGTACTTATTCTCTTGAACACGAACTGATGCACAAAGGTCTTGAAGAGCTGATTAAACGTACAATTAAAGACAGTTCTGAAAACGCCCAAGCAAAGTTTGCTCACCATAATGATGAACCCCTGATGAGAGCTTTTCAGCTTATTAAGGGAACTCATGGACAGGAATATCCTAAAGATCCAGGATGGGCTCCAGAGGCGTATCTCCAAGAGCACTCCCCTCAGGTAGCAAAGAACCCTAAAGCTTATTCGGACATCGTGGACAGTATCCAAGAAATTGCCCGGAAGTATATCGACAAAGGAAAATAAATGACGGTATCGACAACTACTACAACGATTACATACAGCGGTAATGGTGCCACTACCGTCTTCTCATTCCCTTTTATTGGTGTCGCTGCGGGTGATATCCAAGTCAGTTATATTGACGCAGTAGGTACATCAGTCATACTTTCTGCTAGTCTGTATACACTAATCCTTAATCCGACAGCACCGGGGGATCTCTGGGGCATCGGTGGTTCTGTGACTTACCCTATTACTGGAGCTCCTCCTGTTGCTATTTCGTCAGGGACACAACTTGCTATTACCCGGATACTTCCGTTTACTCAGACTGTCAGCATCAGTAACCAAGGGGCCTTTTACCCTCGGGCTGTTGAGCAGGGTCTTGATAAGCTAGAGCTACAGATCCAGCAGCTTAATACAGACTACCAGTATACGATACAGTGCCCTATCACCGACCTGAATCCGCCTAATGTTCTTCCCAGTTCAGTTGCAAGGGCGAATGGGTACTTAGCATTTGATGCTAATGGGCAGCCAATTGTAATCTCTACCCCTACTTCAGGAGCAGTTCCAGCAGTAGGTGTCACGACCCATAAGGTATCTACGACTGGCACGGCTACGATTAACATCTTGACGTCTGACGCCTTTGCTGGATTATCGGTGTATCAATCTAGCTCTCCGGTAACTACTCTACAGCTTCCTACAACTCTAGGTCCTTATCCGGTCTTTGATGGGTCAGGAAATGCTGGGACGTACCCAATTACGGTACTACCCCCTGCTGGAAAGACTATCAACGGCCTAGCTCAGTACATACTCGCTTTTAACTATCAATCAGCTACGTTCTATAACGATGGCACAAGTATTCTGGTGGGATGATGTTTAATAATCTATTTAACTATCTAATTAAGTCGGACTACATCCGAGCTCAGATACTTGCTACTGTACGGCATATAGTGACCGCTGGCGGCGTTGCCCTGATTGCTAAGGGGTATGCCGATGCCGACACTGTATCGGCGTGTGCGGGCTTCGCTGTCTCTCTGGCAGGCTTCTGGCTTGCCGGGAGGGACGTCAAGAAGGTAGATGAGAAAATTACCGTAGCTCTTCATACCCCGACCCCAACAAACCTTACGCCTGAACAAGAACAAGAAGTCACTAGATTATTAAATAAGCTTCAAGCTATTAAGAATGTTTAAGATAGCAGTTCATCATTCACACTGGAGTCATGCCATGAGACAGGCTCTAGACGCGACAAATAATCCTCCGGCCTTAATCATGGCCGGTCTTGCCCCTAATTTGGTGAACAAGATGTTTACATTAAGCACCCTTCAAATCATTTACTTCTCACTGCTGATCCCTCCAGCGGCGTACCATTGCTTCGTCTGGGCCCGAAAGACTCTCTGGCCTATAGCTAAACGACTCCTACGGATTGAATAAAAAAAGGGCCCCGCGTTGGGGCCCTTTTCTTTACCTAATCGTTTGTCTCAGACTTGGACGATTCACCGGGACACATACTCCAGTGACATCCCGGATTAGTTCTGGGTCCGGCCCATCTTCAAACTTACCTTGCCTATACAGCTTAATAAATAGTGGGAGAGACTCCTCGCAGGCTTTTAGGTCTGAGACAACACTTGTCCTAGGAACTAACTGCCCTGTAAGAAGATGAACGACTACCAGAACTATGAACATTAATCCTCCGGCCCATTTGGGCGCTTTCTTATCCCTCTTGGATAGCCTTGACTAAATCTAAGTGAGTCATTGTACTGAGATCATGCTTCTTGCCATGCTTGTCTTTCACGATATTCTTGTCACGATTACCTGACATTACTGACTCCTTTGCTCTACGAGCCTTTACAGGACGAAACGCATCTTGCTTCTTTGCGACTTCTACTTTCTTACGAATCCGACGGCTATGCTTTACTTTGTCTTCTTCAGATCCCATTATTTAATACTCAATAATCCTATGTTTGCCACAGTGTATCCAAAAAAGATCAAACCTTGTTGCCAATTCCCTGTAAAGAAATAGCCTAGACTGGTAAGGGTGTACAAGATTGTGACAGTACTGACTAATACAGTCGGCCAAGTCATTGATCTTCCTTTCTAAAGATTAGCTACAAGTAGGCTGACCAGTATTAGGGTCAATCTTACAGACTTCAACTGAGTCTTCATCATCTATGTATTCTTTTTCGACAGTCTTTTCAACGAGGATTCCCATTCTCTTACCTGCCGCTCTGAAGGTAGTGCAGCCTTTGGCACCCCCATCATAAGCTGCAATGTATATATTCTTAAAGCGTTCCCAATCAACGTCTGCTCCGACATTGCATGTCTTTGAGCAAGCTGAGTCGACATACTTTTGAGAAGCGATGAGAACATTTACGTGTTCCTCTGGAGATAGCTCATTGGCAGTTTTACCCTTAACCCCCCATACCCGATGTCCATAATCCTCAACATCCTCGTACCGGACACCTTCTGCTGTGATGATTGTCCGAGTATAGGAGTAAGTAAAGACTGGTTCGATTCCTGAAGAGATATTGTCTGCGCTAAGGGAAATAGTTCCTGTTGGAGCAATGGAGAGTAGATGACTATTTCTGATGCCATACTTTTTAATACCTTCTCGAATATCTTCAGGGAGTGTCTTGATGAACGTCCCTTGTAGATACTTCTCAGCATCAAACATCGGGAATGGACCCTTTTCCTTAGCGAGCTCAACACTTGTACGATATGCAGTATCGCGGAGTTGAATTAGAATTGATCCCAGTATGGATAGGAACCTTTGAGATCCATACGGACATCCAAGATACTCCAGAGCATTTGCGAGTCCCGTGATGCCTAGACCCATACGACGCTTACTTTTACCCTCAGATTCCTGCTGAGGTAAAGGGTATACTCCGAGGTCCATGATATTATCCATAGCACGGACAACAGCTTCAATGTCCTTGATGAACAACGGAGTGTTAAAATCCTTTACAGTACTTCCGTCAGTTGCTTTCGTCTCTTGTACATACTTGACTAGGTTGAAACTTCCCAGCAGACAAGCTCCGTATGGTGGAAGGGGTTGTTCTCCACAAGGATTGGTAGCAGCAATCGTTTCGCAGTACCAGAGATTGTTTTCCTTGTTGATCCTGTCGATAAAAAGAACACCCGGCTCAGCCCAATCCCACGTACTTCGCATAATACTGTCCCATAGGGCACGGGCTCGAACGGTCTTATATACCTTATTGTGGAACTTAAGGTTGAAATCTTTATCGGCTTTGACAGCATCCATAAAGGCGTCAGTAATACCAACGCTGATATTGAAAGCAGTAAGCTTATTTTCATTCCGTTTTGCATGTACGAACTCCTCGATATCAGGATGATCTACACGGAGGACGCCCATCTGAGCGCCCCGCCTGTGGCCCGCAGAAGAAATAGTCCCGCATACAGAGTTGAAAATATCCATAAAAGAGATGGGACCGGAAGACTGGGACCCGAGCGATTTGATGAGACTTCCTCTAGGACGTAGAGGAGAGAAGTCATACCCAATACCTCCACCGAGCCGCATCGTATGTCCGGCTTCTTTAGCCATTTCCATGATAGCGTTAAAATCATCTGCGATTGTCCCTGACACAAAACAGTTCCAAGGGGTGACTCGTTTAGGTGCACCAATAGCGGCCTGTACCCTACCAGCGGGCATAAATCTCATGTCTAAAAGAATGTCCGATAAGGCTCGTCTATGATCGTCATTATCAGATAGAGTAGAGGCAAGCCTATTTACACCATCTTCGAATGTCTCTCCTACGCCACGGTACTTAGTAGCGTGTATTTCTTCACTAATTGCAAGGGTTGGGCCCCACTTCTTATTCATTATTTTTAAGATACCTTATAGCATTATCTAATACAGATCTGTTATCTTTGAACAACCCTAGACCACGGTTACAGGTGTTGCAGAGGATACCTCTTATCTTACCTGTCGCGTGATTATGGTCTAGATGTGTCCCCGGTTCTAAACTACAGATTGCACACAACCCATCTTGTTTGCTTAACCGTTCACGGAACTCCTCTAAAGTGATTCCGAAGTTTTCTTTTAAAGCTTTATTTCTAAGCTTCTCTTTATTGTTTGATCGCCACTTAAGTCCTGCTTGTTTGTACTCTTCAGGATGGGTCTTGAAATACCACTGATTATAACAAGTCCGGCACATACCTCGTGCCAGATGTGTCTTATCAGGATGGCAACTAGCCTGCATCAAAGGCTTTCATTAACAGGGGTGATAGGGCAATAAGTCTTCATGTTACTTTCCTCGGTCATCAATTCCTATTTTACGGACATGGTATGTGTACAGTGCAATTGCGTTCCAAGCTGCTGAAATCATATGATGGGCACCAGTGTCTTTGTCATAGTCTTCACCACGGGCCCATTTGAAGACATGCCGTAGCAGTGACCCTAGACACCGGCCCCAAGACATTCCTTCTTCCCAGCCCCGTGGAGTATACTTAAGAGCGCCTTGGGCATACAGATCCCCTAGGGCTAGGATAGCCTCAGGAGGAAGCAGGTCCAGCCGAGACTTACCATCGTCTTTACGGAGATGATCTCCAGTATCATTCGACGTCAATATGCTCTCCATAGTACTGATGTGCTTCATTTAGTGCAGCAATGGACTGTTCACTGTCCTCGAATAGTATACCATATCCACCGGCCTTTGTCCATGCTTTACAATTCAAAGGAAGGTCATCAATAAGGATATTAGGAACTCTTGTCATGTTACGAGGTAAGCCTGTAAATCCCATGGCATACTGAACCTTCTCAGACCTTTCACAGGCAATGAACTCATCGTCGTGAACTTCATTCATATACTGATGAATCCAGTCACGCTTATCTTTCTTGACTTCATTCTCATTACATGACTCGGGAATAGCTGTCAGTACGTAAGGCTTATCACTGCCACGATGAGCAGCCTTCCAGAGGTTATGGGCACCCGGCATCACCGGAAGATCCCTGAAGAAGTGTCGACTATTTATGGCCTTAGCAATGGCATTGCCTAGCTTCTTCTGGTCGTCTGTCTTGTCGTTCCAGTCAGTGCTGTATGCATCTTTACAATTCTTAATGCCATACTTATCTAGGATATAGGTATCAAAGTCTGCAAGGACGCCATCCATGTCTAGGAAGATCTTCATGTTTCCTTCGTTCCTTCAAGAACTGGTAGCTTGTCATATACCTTTGTTTCTATACCCCCTTCATTACACATCAGTTGAGAATAATGAAGACTGGCTTTCCAACGTGCTAACCTTTCGGCATCAATTTCTTCAACAAGCCCAACAACGCGTTTGACTCCAGCTTGTATAGCTGCCTTGGCACATCCTGTACACATACATGGACTTCCAAATCCCGGATAGACATATAGTGTACTTCCTCTGGCTTGGTGACCGGCTGTAAGAATTGCATTAATCTCTGCATGAACAACGAGTTCATACTTAAGTTCTCTGTTTGCATATCTACTTGGATCATCATGAACTCCTTTGGGGAATCCGTTATAACCTGTGCCTACAACACGCCCTTCTGTATCAACAAGAACAGCACCTACTTTAGTGCTTGGGTCCTTGCTCCATGTACTAACTGTCTTGGCGATGTCGAGATAGCGACGGTCCCATACTTCAGTATTACGCAATCTATTTCCTTTATCGGAACTTATATTCCATGATCTTTTCCTGTAAATTATCTGCCTCAAGGATGTCCCAGATATCTAGGTCCATCATCTCAGCAAGCTCTCCGGCAGTATAACGGTCAGCAAGTTCTTTCTTGAACTCATCTAATAGGTCTGGGTCGATGCTCATGTGTTCTTCTCAAACTTCCCAGTGCTCCATGCACCACAGTCGTTACACTGGTATCGTTGCTTCTTCCCGGTAACTGTGATCTTGAAGCCCTGCTTGACCGTATTCTTACTCTGACAAGTATGACAAGCATGTGCTTCTGTTGACCCAGAGATGATGTTTAGGTTAGGATGATTCTCCATGAATGGCCTCAGAGTAAGGTAGACCTTTTCAAGAAGCACAACGTCATAGACATTGTAAGCTTTCATCTTCTTCCAAGCATCCTTATCACCTTGGATACACTTGTCCCAAAGAGAGAAGCCACCTGTTTCAGCCTTAGCACCTAGGCTTAGATACGCAGACAGATTGTTCAGTGAGTTACTATCGAACTTGAAGTAACGGCTTGCAATCTTCCTAGTGTCAATACTCTTATAATAACTAGGAGCAGTTAGTCCGTAGTATACGAATCGGGAGTTTAGCTTAGGAAGGTCGAATCGATCACCATGATGGGCAATTACAATATCAGCTTTGTCTAAGACTTCCCAAATTTCTCGTACTAGTTTCTCGTCATTAATCTCACCCTTCTTATATCCCTTGTAGTCGGCTACAGCCTTACAGGATACGGTGGGTGAGTGGAGATCTTTATAAGCTACAGACATGATCTTTGAGAACTCAAGGATCTTTAGTGCATTGTCTTCAAACGCTGACCACGTATATGTCGTCAACGGCGAAGTCTCGATATCAATAAGAATAATCTTAGGTGTCAATCGTCATACTCTCTACAGGAAGACCACAATTATTATCTAATTTACAAGCGATCTTGACAGCTTCTATTGCTGTCTTTCCTGCTAACATGGCACCTAGAGCGTATGCTCCACCGGAACCCACAGCTATTTGTGGCTCAAACACCGGAAGAATCTCTGCGTCCCATTTATTATCTTCACATTCTACAGATACCCTGAACACCTCACCTGTCGGGAAGACCCAGATACCACGAAAGAAGGTCTCAGTGCTCCTGAGTTTTACCTTAGTTGGCATCTTATTCAGAGTTGACTTACCAAGGATTAAGACTAGATCACGACAATCAGAATCTCCAGCACAACCAATAAGTGTATTATTGGAAAGCTTCTCTAGCTTCTTAGACTTATAAGTCAAACCATCTTCGGCTACAGCCTTTGTGTCTGCTGCTAAGATCTTATTCTTATATGCGATTACCGTCATGAATCTGTACGATACGAAATTACTTGGACGTTCTGAGGGTCAAAGTGATACTCGTTGATTCCATTAATCCGAAGTTGTTCTGCCTCAACAATATCTTTGATACCGTCTTTATAAGTCTTGCTGTATAGCCCAATGTTTCGGGCAGGATAGAAGAATACTACTGCGTATCTAATCACTTTTTATTCCGTCTCTTTCGACGTTTCTTTTTCTTTTTACTTGGTACGATCCAACCAGTACCTTGCGAAATATAATCTGCAATACGGCGAAGTAGAGAAGGATCACGATGACGACCAACCCGATACCGGTTGCAGTACGTGCAAAGAAGTCCTCTAATTTCGCCAGATACATGATTATGATCCACTGCTAGATTCTTAGGAAATACTTCCTTCCCTCTGAGACATACGGCACACGCATCTCCTTGCTTCTTAAGAAGTTCTTCGTATTGGGAGAGTGAGATACCGTATGTCTTGAGAAGGTAATGCTCTCTTGTTGAGAGCTTAGTCATTCTTATTCAGAAAGGCGTAATAAGATTCTGCTCGCTTAATAGTCATAGTCTCACTGTCATGATTTTGATGAGCAAGACTTAGTGCCATCTCTCGAAGCCGTTGGTTAAACGCTTTCTCGGCCATTGCCAAATGAGAGTTATCAGCCTTCGCCATCAGGAGCACCATCTTCAATGTCTTCGTAAGGAGCACCATCTTCTGGGTACAGCTCTTCGACGCGCTGTAGATACTTAACGACAGCAGTCTGAGCCGCAAATAAGATAGTACTTTCCATTTCAGGGCCCTCTGTCACAGCGATGAACTGTGGGCCGAACTTCAAGAAGCCTTCTGCAAAAACAGGGGCAGGAGAAGGTTCGGAATCCGTACCGTATAAATTGAACTCGTAGATCCCTTCGACAGGGCCTTCGACCCGTGCTTCAAAAGGACCGGAGTCATTAGATGGGTCTTGATTCTTATTGATACGTGATGCAAAATCGATAATCTTGTCGTCTGACATATTTAACCTTTAATAGGGAAGTTGACTTCCGCTTCTTCTTTGTTTACTTTAGGTTCTTTAGCAACATTAGTAAGGTAACGAGGCCCTGTACTATAGTAGTACGTCTGGAGTCCTTTACCACCATTACTGTCTTTCCAGCATTCGAATTTAAACGCACAGTAAGAACAACCGATAGAGAGTTTTCTGTTCCCAGACTTTCCATCAAGCTCGTCTTCGTAACATTTCGGAGGTGGCTCCTTTTGGGATAACCCGTTACGCACTGTACTGATTCTTTGTTTAACGTCGTACTTGTCGATCTTTTCTTTAGGCAGGTCTAGGATGCAAATCTCACCTGAGACCTTATCAATAGCAATCCAAGCAGCCGGGAGATCTAGGGCATGAGCATACCCTGAGAGTTGCGCCACGTAGCCAAAGGGATCATCGTCAAATATCTTACTGTACTTAAACTTATTAAATGAGTAACTACTACAGCTCTTGACGTCTACTAAGACACCGTCAATTACACAGTCGATATGGCCTTTGATACCATCGACTTCAATTTCTTCCTGAAGTTTTTCGACCTTGTGGCCTGCCGCTTCAGCGAGAATGATACAGAGGGATTCGACAAGATGTCCATAAGAGAACTTGAGGAGGGTCTGCCCTGTAATCTTTTCTCCTTGATAACCATTAAGCTCGTACCAGAGTTGACGAAGAGGCTTGCCTAGGTTTGACATACGAAGAGAAGGCTTACGGTCTTCTGTTATTAATCTACCAATTACTGCATCACCTACAAGGAGACGGTACTTATCAAACATCTTGGGGTTCACAAGGGATTTGCCCTCGAGAACCCCATAGATATCAGACACAAGAGTGTCTAACTGACTCAATTAGTCACCTCTCGATGACGTAACAATGCTACGCATTACCAAGCCTGCTTCAAAGCGCCAGAGGCGTCAGTGTCAGACACAGCATCTAGTGGCTTAGTCGGGAACGAACTCTTAGGCTTATATGCCTTGTGATCCCAGACTTGTACGGAAAGAACAGAAGGCTTCATGCGAGTCTCCTTGCCCTTACCAACGGTATTTAAGGTGTATGCAACATTAAGTACAGAACCATTACCGATTAATCGGTCATCCCAGTCATGGCCTTGGGCATCTACTACGCGGATAGGAGCGCCTTTGCTGCCATCCTCCTTGATTGCCTTACCAGT